AATTGCTGCCATAATTATTTATTTTAAATTGTTATTTTCTAATTTTAAATTTGAACTGGTTAGAGTCATCGCCTAACACTTTTACTTTTATTCCTCCAGCTTCTACTTCACCTAGACCTTGTCTTGGTTCCATATTTACATTTTTTGCTTTTGCTACACTTTCTTTTATAGCATCTGCTTTGCCTTGCTCATAGAAGTGATTTGCTACGCTGTCAGCATTCATCGCTGTAAACAAAGATTTATGATAACCTTGAGGATCTGTTAATTGTTGTTTCTTGTCCATAAACTTTGAAACAAAATTATTAATATCACTCTGTGTTTCTCTAACTTGATTTACATCCTTAACATTAAATCTATATTTTTTATCCCCTACGTTATATTCAAAACCTTTGAATTTGTCAGTGAATAATTGATTTGTTTTATCTGTAAACACTTTTCTCTGTTGACCAGTGACTTTGCTAGTCTCTTCCTGCTCTTTGTTATATCTATTAAAAAAATCAACAGCCTTTTGTTGATCAGGTGTTAACTTAACACCAGCTTTGATTTCTTCATAGTAGTTAGACTTTTGCCTGTCTAAGTGGGCTCTAGCGTTGGCAACTTGCTCTTTAAACGCTAATTTCTTTCGTTTTATATCTTTTGGATCATCAACTTCTTCATCAAATGTAAAGCCATCTTCCATTAAAAAATCAACTTCATCACCTGTTAAATGTGGTTTTGTTTGCCTATAGTATTCACGTAATAAAGTTATATCATCGTATTTACTATAGTCTTGATTTAACTTAACATAATCCTCAAGATCACCACCAGTTTCTTCCATAAAGTTCATTAACTTTTGTATGTGCTCTGGTAATTCTTGTCCAGTTTTTTCTGCCTCTTCAATCGCTTCTTCAACAACTTCTTTTACTTCTTCAACTTCATCTTCAACTTCCTCTTGTGCTTTTATTTCTTCTAAAACTGGTTGTTCATTTTCTTGTTCAACTTGCTCTTCTTCTTTATCTTCTTTAATCTCTTCTACAACAGGAGTTTCCTCTTGTTTTTCTTCTTCTTGTTGAACTTCTTCTTCTTTAGGTTGAGCTAGATTAACCTTAATAGGTTCATC